TAACACTATTTATCAATTAGAAGTCGTCATTCTTGCGTAAAAAGTCGACCATGTTTAATGCTTGTCCTACAGTGTCTTGTGCTTCTGGCTCTTCTGCTTTAATGCTACTGTTTCTCTTTAATTGATCAACTAAACTGTTAGTACTCATTGTTAGTGAATCTTCATCACCCTCTTCTAAATCTTCAATTCTTAATGTATCTGTATCAAACTTTAGATCAACTTTACTACCAACACCTGCACTACTACGAGTTTTCATAAATTGTATTTGATATCTGCCTCGTTCTCGCATAGCATTACTTGAAAATATACCAATAACGTTATCTGCTGTATTCACTTTACTAATACCGCCAGCAATATGGCTGTGATCATATTCTACTTCTTCTACAGCACTTCTTCCTAACTGCGATGCTGTTGCATGTAGTATATCACGCTCTACTGCTAAGTTACGCAACTCTTCTGAAATGTATTTGTCTTTAACAAACAAGTTTTCTGCTGATATTTTAGCACTAATGGGCATCATTAAGTCCAAGTAATCTACTAACAAGCAATCTACTTTTTCTCCACACTCAATTTCATACTCTCGTAAAAATACTCTAATGTCATTTGTGTTAATACCACTAGGCATTTGCTTAACACGAAGTTTGCCAGCACCTTTTGCTTTCATTCTCACACGAAGATCAACATCATCGATGTTTTTCATAACGTCTCTAGTACCGTAACCACTTACCATTGCGTCTAAACGCATACTAATAAGTTGTTCACTAAGCTCTAGACTAATGTAAACACAATTAAGTCCTGCTAGTACCCAATTAACTGCTAAGTTTTGCAAGAACAAACTCTTTCCGCCACCACTTGGGGCAGCAAATATATTAATCTCGCCTCTATTCATGCCACCATATAACTTTTGATCGACTCCTTTCCATCCACTACTAGTTGCACCTGCTTGTTGCTTGATCCACTCTAGTCTTTCTTTGGGATTTTCAAAGTAATCTAATCCTAAATCTTTCACAAGACCTGTTTGTACTGCTTTTTTAATTTTTTCTTCTACTGTGCCATAGTCTTTATTCTCTAACAAGTCTGTGCTTTCAATAATTGCTGCTTCAAGTGCTTTATGTCTACAGAATGTTTCAAACTCACGCAAGAACCAATTGTGATGATCTGGTGTTATATTTTCAATAGGTAATAAATCAATTCCTCCCACTGCTTGTATTTGCACTAGAGTAGGAATAGAATTAAATTCAGTGCTGTGATTTTGTAATAATTCAACTGAAGGGCGAAACTTTCTATTAAAGAATTCAGGTTCAACAATGTTCTGACATCTTGAGAACAATGAAGGATCACTGATCAAGAACCTCAAAAACATTTCCTGTACATCTTCGTTGTAATCTTTTATATCCATTATAGCATTCTCATCTTTACTTGTGATTTAATCTTATTATCGGTTGCATATTTAATTATACTTGCAACTGTTAAAAGTCTGCCATATCTGGCGACTGCATCTGCGGCATCTTTAACATCAACATGCCAAGGTGGGAAACTTATTTCCCAATCTAATTCAAGTGCCTGTTCAATTAGTTCTTTACCTGCACTATCTCTGTCAGGACATACTATAACACGTTTACCTAGTCTGTCAATCAAGTGTGCTTGTTCAGGTGTTATAGTATTACCCAGTATGCTAACACCATCTACTAGTATTGCATCAAATACACCTTCTGTTACAATAACTATTTCTCGTTCATTGTCAGCAAATGCATCTACATTAAACACATAGCCTGGTTGTAGTTTGTGCAAGTACTTCGGTGTTTGCTTATCAGGTGGTGCAATATGTCTTCCTGTCCATCCTACAATCTCACTGTTGTATGTAAAAGGCACAATAACTCTTTTCTTGTTTGCTATATCATTAAAATGTAGCAAAGGATATATGCCTAACAAGCCACGTTGTCTAGCATACTCTTTTAGTGCGTTACCATCTTCCAAACTATCAATTGTTTGCACACCTTCTGGTAATTCCACTGTGTCAAATTTGCTTAAATTGTAAACATAGTTAGTACCCTCAGACTCTTGCAAGTCATCACTGAATTTTAACATCTCTACTTGTACAGCATGTACGTCAGCAGTAGTGGCTCCTAGTCTCATAGCTAAGTCTTTATACTTCTTACCCATGTAAGGATTAGGAGACCAACCTGTTTTGTGTCCACAGTTAAAACAATTAAAGCTAATCTTAGCACCATTAGAAATAACACCTGCACGTTTACGATTGTCACTGCATACAGGACAATCAAATGTAACCCAGCCACTAGGTGTCTTGTTACTACGCACAGGAATATTATCTACTAATAATCTATGTACTTGTTCGACTACAGAATCCACACTCATAGGCATATTATAGCAGAGTTAAATGTCAAAGTCAAATGTTTTTTAGTTTCTTACGTGAATATTGGAAATAGTGCTATCAGCATCAGCAGGATAACTTATTACTCGCACCCAATTACAATTAACTGCAAAAGTTTTATGCAATATATCCGATGTTCCTGCGATAGCAACATTACTAACTACATCAAACCAGTCAGCATGTCTATCGTCGCCTTGTGGAGTTGTTTGCATACAACTTGCTTGTATTTTAATATTACCTGTGTAAGTTGAATGATATATTGCAACACTGTGTTGAGCATTTTTAAAGTTGCTATCCAAGTTACCAAGGAATGCACTTGAAACAAATACATTGTTACTTGGTTCGGTCATTGTTACGTTAAACTGTGTAGGGATAGGATCCAAAACTGCCTGCTCAGATATTTCAATGTCTAATGCAACGTCATTGTTCTGGTTTGAATACACTGGGAGGTCTGTGCCTTCTGCATTAGTTCTAGTTACATATAGTCTGTATAATCCTGCGTTAATATCTTGTAAGTCGCCTTCTGTTAAATGTAATTTCACCATTCCTGCATCACTAGTTACTTCAATTCTTTTAGATAGTAAACGTTTACGAGTTGCTGGGTTCACAATGTATGCAACAACCTCATCTGTAAATACAGGTTGTAGTTTTCTATCACGGTTTCTAATATTAAAGTTAATTGTATTAGATAATCCTTTGTGTGCTATTATTGATTTATTGTTCATTGGTTTGTTATCCACATATAAGTTGTCGGCGGTAATTACGAGATCAATTGAATCTTCGTATAAAAACAGTCTGTTATTGGCAGGATTCATATAATATATACCTTTCTATTACAGTATTTATCTATCTGTTAGGTAAATATCGTTATGCAAGAAATCGACCAAGAACAATTTCCTTTTTTAACCGGAATAACTTACGCAAACTCTGAGTATTATGGGATAGTTGTTAACTACGATAACACCATTCTAACTATGTATGATCTGTCAAAGATGCCAGACAAAGGAACTAGAAGTTTGTTTGTTACCTTAGGGGAGACATGGTGGTGGGAATCTAATCGCATATTACCAATTGATGTATTCTTACATCATGAGATGAAACCTTTTCAAAAGTATCTAACCACAATGGTTATGAAAGATGTAGACCATATGTTTGGACCAATGACTACTTTACAAAATATGTTAAAGAAACGTATTAAACGTAGAGGGATTCAATTGCAAAACATAAAACGCTTAGACTAGATTTCGCAAAGCCTATTTAGTTGTACTACAATTGCTGTAGCAAATGCAATAGCATGAGCTTTCTTAAAGTAGTACTCACCTGTTTCAGGTTTTATCCAAACAGTCTTTTCTATCTCATCAAAACTCTTACCTAATAGATGTTTCTTGCCTGGTCTTATAATAGCAAGTATCATTGCTAGTTGCTCGATGCTTGTAGGCTTGTAGTCTTGTAGCACATTTAGATAGTTGCTTACATGATATAACTTTGATACTACTTCTCTGTGTTCTAACAACTCCCATACTGGTGTCATTGCAAGTAGTTTATTAAGATGTGCTTCGTCTACAATATCGGAATACACACTGTTATTAAGAAAGTCTACTTTGAACCAACCTTCTTGTTCTGCTTGTTTGTGATCTATTGTGCTGTAACCTTCTAATGGAAACTTAGGAATGTTTTGAAAGTAGACACCAGTATTGTGTTTGGTAAACTTACCATCCTTTTCAATACTTGCAGGTGTATGCTTGATAAGGTCGAGAAAGTCTTCTCTATTTGCCATATCAATATCTACATCAAAATTAATCTTCACTGTACAACATACTCCATTTCATTAGTTTTTCTTTTTTAACTTTTATTCTATCTGCTATTTGTTTATCACTTACGAGGCCGCCATCACGCAAAATTTCGATCATACACATAACATCGCCTATCTCTTCTTGTAGTTGTGTGTAGTCACTATCCTCTCCAAAACGCAACATCTTACTACATGCTTGTACTAGCTCTCCACATTCTTCCATTGTGATTACTAACATTTCTTCTTTCTTTTTCATATTACTTTCCATACCAGATACTTATTTTTCCTGACTTGTTTTCAAACACTGATAAGTCTCCATCTTGTACATAATCTGGTAAGTTATATATAGTTGTTCCTCTGTGGTATTGAATTAAATCTACTATGCCGTCATCGTTTAAGTCACCTAAGAATGACTCTTCTACCGCAACAATACATCCGGCCTCATTACAAAAATCTTGCTGTGGGAAATAAGGTAATTGTCCACGTTGGTTATATACTAAGTTACCTTCTTTGTCATTGATATAAATTTGAGGCTCGCCTTCTTGTGCCCAACCACCTGCTGACCAGTAGTCCATATATCCGTCACCATTTAAATCTATAGTTTGCTTATGTACGCCGCCACCGTTGATAAACTTCTCTGGGAATGGATTGTCTTGCATTACAAGCCTGTTGCCTTGCATTTCAAATAATACTCTAACTGTTCCGCCTTCAAATTGTGTGTCACAGTCATACTCTTTGTTTGCATCATACTGCTCACCATCTGGTAGACGATTCATAGCTGCAAAGGCAAGTAGCATTGGTTGACTATTTGGTGTTGGCCACCAAAGTTCGAAATGGTCCCATGAGAGTCCACCGAAGTAATGTACTCCGTCAATTTCTGTAATCTCTTTACGTCCACACCATGTATCTACTTCTGGGTCTCCCCATTCTATGCAACCTATTTCAACGCAAGTATCGAACACAATTGATTGTGTTACTGCACCTTGTGAAATATCGTATACTGTGAAACCTTCACCAACGGCACCAACTGCTAGGTTAGATGTAATTGATTTAACACTACCAAAAGGTCTATGGTCGTTTGTATCAAGTGTTAGTAAATAAGCATGTTGCGACATATTGCTTTTGTCGCCTGTGGTATATTCCTCACCTACGTCAGTCCAATCTTGACCACTGTTACGATATACCATTGGCGGGTTTTCATTTTGGTAATCATTATCCCAATACCCGAACAGTAAGTCCCACTCGTAGTTCATGTTAGGCAATCCTGCAACACCTTGTGCCCACAGTGGTTCACCTAGCTCTACTAAATTATATGTGTTATTGTAGTCTGCTGTAAAAACACCTTGTTGAGAAAAATGATTAGACCAATCTTCACTACGTTTACGTTGATGATCGTCACGTGACACCATGTATGTAATGTGGGGCAATCCTATACCGCTTGTAGTATCTTCGAGCATCGTAAAGAAGCCTGCAATGCCGCCTTTGTCACCGCCAATTTGTACATGATTCTTACCAAACACATCTGTGTTATTAACAGTGTATGTTCCATCGCCGTTACTTAGTAACGCCATCATTGTATTAGGTGCGTCATCGTCATGTACTACTTCGATGCCTTGATTAGGATGGTCTAAATTACCACACATTACAAATACTAGTATGTCGTTGTTACTGTCGTTATTGAGGTCTACTATCATCATTTGCTGTATTATAGACAGTGTGCAATTAGGTATTTCTAGTTTACTTACAGCATCAATAATTGTTGCATCTGGTGTGCTACTGTACTCTACATCAAAAGACGGAGTAACTGGTGTTGAAGTTGTTGGTGGAGGCGGGGGAGCCGCTTGTTGAGCTGGAGCAGTAGAGCCACCCCCACCACCACCGCAGCCTACTAGTAAAAGTGTGCAAAGTAACGGTGTTAAATAATTCATGTGCATAATAGTCCTACCTATATGTAAATATAGTAGTTATTATAGCAGAATTTGTGGCAAAGTCAAGTAAATTTATGACTTAAAGATCAATGACTTACAGTGTTGAATGCTTGAACTCTTCAGCCATTGGGAATATCTGTGTAATAGCATCTGCTACTGCCCATGCTAACTCCATATGCTCTAACTGTGTTCCATTGGAGCCACGCAATTCAATATAGTGAATCCAACTACGGAGTGTACCGTTAACGTACAGCCTGCTTACAGTGTTTCCTTCTGGTAGTACTACTCTTGCCTGCTCTTTGGCAATGCCATTATCAATAGCCCAGTTGTAAAGATCTGCAGTTTGTCTAATATGTGCCATTTGCTTCATACGCCAATCTTCGTTAATTCTACGTTGCGACTCATCAGTCTGATCAATTGCAATACTGTTTTGACGATTCTTTGTATCTTGTAGTCTTGCTTCACGTGGAATCATTTCTAACTCTTTAACAGGGTCAGCATAACGTTGACTAAATTCTTGAAAACTAAAACTTCTATGACGTATTAATTGTCTTGCTATGTCTCTAGTAGTTTCAACTTCAATGCATGCTGATACCATTTCGAGTGGTGACCAATGTTTGTGTTTCATCAGATACTTAACAAGTTTTTCATTCGTCTCTTTATTATTTTGATTATCTGGATTACTTACTCTTGCACAATAGGCAATTAAGTCTAATGCTGATTCATTGTAATCTGGTGCTTGGCTATAACTAATTAGTTTTGCTTTCATTTTTTACCTTAGGTTAAATTCCTGCCGCTCGGCAAGTTTGTTGTATCTCTTTTACTTCTTCTCTATTTTTCTTAAACAGTTGCATCCAAAAAGGTGCATCAATTATATGTTCAATCATTGTTACTTGCTCGTCATTAAATCTAGTTAGCAATTGGTCGCCCGTGTTAGACAAGTATAATAACCATGGTGATATCTTTGCACTTCGAATGTCATATACTGCTCTATTAGGACTTACTTCTGTAAAGTATGTTTGCCATACTAAATTATTTTCATCTGCCCATTTAGAGAGATACATTATGTTTCTTTCTAATGCCCTCATACCACTTTCTTTCTTTACATACTCTAACAAGTATTCATCATACAGAGCATCACTTGCCCAGTCCTTTAACTTTTTGCTATTCTTAATTAACCATTCGGCAAACTTTTCTGGTTCTAAATATTCATTGCGTACACAACTCCGACCAAACTTAACAAAGCCTTCATAGTATTGACTGTTAATAAAATCATCCATGCTTTTAGCTTTACTTGCACTGGTATTCATTTCATAAAACATTTGATATACTCGATAGCCGAGCCTTACGTGAGTTATGTCTTTGTCTGCGTTTCGACGTTTTTTAACACACATATGGACACTTAGAGTTCGTTCACTCTTAAAGTTTTTACCACACCATCGACAAGTATTATTTTCCGAAGATGTCTTTAATTGTTTTGTCGTCGTATCCATGGGACCTTGCATATTCTTTTAGTTCGTCTTTAGAGTTTAGTTCTTGTAGTAACGTAACCTCTTCGCTTTTCATGTGAGGATGTATACTGTATAGGAACTCGCTCACTTTATCTTTTTTCTTCTTAGCATTTGGTGGTTTCAAATAAGGATGAAACTGTATCTTACCTACACCACATGCACTAAGTAATAACCATTGCAGTTCTGGGTGTTTACTGACTTCGCTGTAATCTCTATTTACTAGCTCGTTAGTCATGTAAATATAATGTGCGGCATCCTTGCCTTGTACACTACTTGCATAACGCATCATCATCCATGAGCTAAATGCTTTCTTTTGTTCAGACGTTAACCTATTATAATATCCTCTGTCACGTTTGTCAAGTGCGGCCATAATATCCTTTAGCGGTATTGCTGGTGCCTTCTTAGCCATCTGTGTGTTCCTTGTATATTTTTATGTAGTGTTCTTCGCCTTTAGCAACATTCTCTAACCATGTAGTATCTGCAGAATCATCTGCACTGTCGCTAACATACTTATAACATTTGAAGTTAACCTTCCTGTTATTACAGGCTTTTGCAATTGCAAATGCTTCCATGTCTACGACATGAGCTGGGTACTCTAAGTTAGGATCAGTAACAAAGTTGTCGCCTGTGCTACAAGTATATCCAACTCCAAATGAAATTGTGATAGGGTCTTTTGGTAAAAATAATTCAATTGCTTCAGGGCATTTGCCTTTATCACGTTCAACAAAGTTTACCATTTCATTGCAACCGTTATCTAACTTAATGCCGCCTGCTGTACCAAAATTCCATACAGTTTGTGGATTATGTTTTTCAATAAGTCTTGCCGCTGTTAGTGCCGCATTAATTTTACCAACACCTGTAAAGAAAACATTATCCCATTTAGCCATTGTGGGTGCTTCACTTTCTAGTGCAATTAATATTAAATCTTTCATTCGTTTACTTCCAAGACGCTAAATGTTTCCACTCCGCAATAGTCTGTTAGTTTAGCAGTTCCTTGCAAGAAAGTCAAGTCTATTA